GGAGGCCGACAGTGCTTGCACCTGGCCGTACAGGACGCCGACATCCCACCAGCCAGAACCGGCGCCTCCTTGGGCATCGGACCGGAAGTCGACGGTGATCGATCCGGTCGCCGGCGTCGTCAGCGTGTCGTCGACGGTGTACCAAAAATGCGAGTCGTCGACGACGACAATCTGACGCTGATCGCCGTTGTAGCCGTCCGGGACCGCGCCGGCGATGGCGACGTAATCCCCGGTCCGGAATCCGTGCGGCGTCGCGGTCGTCGCGTCCGCCCGCGATCCGGTCCGCTCGAGCGTCGCCACGATCGACGACGGCGGATCGTCCGATTGAAGGATCAGCGGTTCGGTCATGCGGCCGATCGGATGCGCGGGCGGTGGCATTCGTCATCCCACAATCGACACATGCCAGGGCGCCAGTAACGACTGGACGCGGTACGACAACACCGGTCCGCGCTGTGGATCCGGCTGGTCGTCGGTCCCACGGTTGGCGTACAGCGCCGCCGTCACCAGGAGGACCGCGGCGCGAATGTCGCCTGGCAGCGTCGCCGCCGTCCACGGTTCGTCGGGCAGATCGAAATTCAAAAACCGTTCGACGATCGCCGTCGCTTCCTCGAGTTTCGTTTGAATGAACGCATCGCGGAGCGCATGGGTAATGTCCAGGTGTTCCTTGGCGTCCGCCAGGGTGATCCAGTTAGCCGCCATGCGCCGGACCTTTCGCGTCGCGCCCGCGGCGGACCATCAGCGTCCAGGCGCCGACGTCCTGACCAGGCCGGATCGTCGTCGCGGTGTTGCAGTGCCAGAGGTTGCCGCCGGCCGTTACCGTGTCGCCGCGGGCATACAGTCGGCCGTCGGTCCAGACGCCTTGATAAATCTGGATCGGCAATTGGACGACCGTTTGCGCCCCATTCGATAGACACAGCGTCAGGGTGCGCTGGCCGTCGTAGACGACCGGCGGATCGGCCAGGCCGACGCCATCGGCGCCGCGGTCGCCGGCCGGTCCTGGCGACGCCTCCGGTCGCGCCTCGAGGACGTGAAGGCGTTCCCGGACGGCGCCGACATCGGCCGCGATCGCGAGCACCGCCGGCGACGGTTCCGCGTACCGGCGATCGAGCTCCGCGATCCGCGTGTCGACCGCGGCCAGCCGCGTCAGGACCGGCCGGAGTGCTTGTCGGAGGACGTCCAGGACATCCGCCGCCAGACGCACCGGATCAAGCCGTGGCATACAGATCCTCGCCGCTCAGTGCTTTGTCGAACGCGTCGCGAAACGCGGCGTTGAGGTCGCCCGCGTCGCCGGCGTCGTCATCGTCGTCGGCCGCGGGCAATGCGACCGGCGCCGGCGCCGGCGGTGTCGGTGTCGCGAATGGATCGTTGGCGTCGCGTTTCGCCAGCGCCGCCAGACTAAAGTTCTGTTGCTGCATGTACGGCGTGTCGCCGCCGACGACGGGTCCCAAACCGAAATAGCGGAATCGCGCCTCGTTCGGCGTCATCGCGCCCGATCCGATCGCCTCCGTCGCGGCTTTCGTTCGCGCCGCGGTATCCAGCCAGATCAGATCGTCGATGGCAAATTCGGTCGCATACGGCGGTTTGAGCTCGAGTCCGTCATCCAGCGCCAGTTCGATCGCGGTCATGTGCGCCTGGAGGCATTGGGAATAGAACTGTTGTGTCGCCTGTTCGCTGTTCGACGCCGGCGACGCGGCGGATGTGTTGATCAGACTGATCGGGACGTGGAAACAGCCGGCGATCGTTTCGTCGGACCAGTGCAGCTGTTCGATCAGTTGGGCATCCGCGGCCGATTGTCCGGTGGCTTCGTACTTCATGCCGTTATCGAGGATCGCCGCGGCGCCCGGATGCGAGCGCCGCCGCTCGAGCCACGACGACATGATCGCGTCGGCTTCCGGTTGTGTCAGCGCCAGCGGCGACGTCAGCACACCGGACGGCTGTGATCCGTTGGCGAAAAACGACGTCGAATTGTCCTGGATTTTCAGTCCTTGGAGCGCCGCCAGGCCGCACGCGTACAGCGGACTGACACCGATCAGCGGATGAAACAGCGGGACCATTGGATCGTGAATGACTTCCCGCGACGGGACCGCCGGCAGCGTCGGATCAAACCGGTCCGCGGTCAGGCCGGTCAGATTGTTTGGTGAGAGTTGGTAGTAGACCGCGCCATCCGGCGCGACTAGCGGTGTGACTTTCGTCGGATCGAGGACGTACATCGCGACGACGACGTTCCGCTGGTCGCGTTCCTTGAATACGTAGGTATTGCCGTGGAGCAATTTCGAGGCGATCCATAGTTCGACGAACTTCTGGATCGTCTGGTAGCGGTTCGGCTTCCGCAGAACCGGCGAGTACGCCGGATTCGCGATGTCGGTCCACACCGTTCCCAGGTCGGTCGACTCGCCGAACACCAGGCGGAGGCGACACTTGCCGATCGTTTCGCCGATCAGCGTCACACAGGCGAACACCGTCGGATTCTGTGTGACGTCGGTCAGCGCCAGTTCTTGATTCTGTTGCCAGGCGCCCGGAAACGGTTCGCGGACGACCGGCCAGCCGCTATACCGGTTCCCAGGGACCGGCGATAGCGGCGGTGTCGGTCGCGTGCGGCGCAGTTCAAAGCCGAACGGGAGTTTCATCCGTTCGACTTTGACGCGGCTTTCTGTTGTGGCGGTGGCGGCGGCGTCCGCTGGCCGGCGCCGGCTGGCGCGATGTACGCCGGTGTATACGATGCGCCGGTGACGTAGTGGACCGCCGTCGGTGTGACGCGGAGCCAGTTCACGAACCGTTCGGCGCGGAGGCCGACCAGGTTGTTTTGCCAGAGCGAGGTCAGGACGACGGTCGCATCGGCCGGATTCATCGGCGCCGAATCCATTTGGATCGTCGCTTCCCGCGACACATCGATCGTCACCTGGCCGTCATCGGCAAACAGGATGTACGGCGCCGACAGGCCAATGACCATATCGCCGGCGGTGTTCGATGTGACGATGTTGAATCCTTCCGCCGATCCGCCGGCCACACCGATGCCCGGAAACAGCCGCGCGCCGCTGGCCGGATCGCGTTGCCAGCTAAGCGTAAACGCGTTGGTTTCCGACATGATGATCGTCAGACTGCCCAGGCTGACGTTCGCCGCGGCAAACGCGGAAATGATCGCGTGCAAGTCGGCGATCGGATCGTTGACCGACGGAATCGCGGCGATCCCGTTGGTAATACTCGCCGGCGACACGTTCGCGACCGCGGCGACGGCTGGATCGATGAACTGTTCGTCAAGGAATTTCGCGATGCCCTTGATCATGTCGTTCCGGACCAGTTCCTCCGCGGATGGCGTCGACAGTTTCGCCAGTTCGTCGGTGATGACGATGATCCCGGCGGCTTTCGCGATGCCCAAGGACGTCGTACCGAACACCAGTTTCGTCACCGGTTTCGGCGCCGACTGCCCGACCCATCCGTACGATCCGCCGGCGGTTTGCGCCGGTACCGTCGTGTTGAACGGGACTTTGCGGAGGCCATTCCCGCCGCCGATCGGAATCCGTCCCAGGATCGTCGCCGGTCGAAGTAGATCAATGAAGTCGCCGGTGATGTTGCTCACTTGCGCCAGGACGCCGGCCCAGGCCGGATCGGTCGTCGATCCTGGCGCGACCGCGGCTTTCACGAATAGTTCGACTTCCGGCGTCGATTCAAACTGACGCGCGTATTGGAGCGCCTGATACCCGTCGCCTTTGCCGCGCGCCAGACACATCGCCGCGCGCACGAACAAATGGCCTTTCGGCAAGTCGGTCGATCGGACTTGGATGACGCCGCCGGATCCGACCGGCGCGGCTTTCGTCGCGACGACCGGCGCCGCCGCCGACATGTTCGCGCGTTCCAGGACCGCGAGGCGTCCCAACTGCCCGTCGACTTCGACCAGCTGTGACGCGAAGCCGTCGTACGTTTTCTGTTCGCCGGCGTCCAGCGTCGTCGACCGGCCGGCCATCATGGTCGTCATGCGATCGACCAGCGGACCGCGGACACCGGTCCAGTGTGTGATCTGTTCTTGGATGGTTTGCATAGCGGGACTGTGTGGCGTGTTGTCCGCGACGGCGGACAGGTGTCGGCCGGACGCGGCCAGATCGAGTTCTTTGATCCCGGTGATCGCGGCGGACGGATTCGCGCCGACCGTCACCAGCGACAGTTCGATGATTTCGGATCGGTGAAAACGAAAGCCGCCGGATTTCATCGGCGACATCCATTCGGGCATCGCGCGATAGCCGATCGACACGCCTTTTAGGAAGCCGGCTTTGATCGACTGCCAGGCTTCCTCGATGCGATCGCGGAGCGCCGGCGGATCGGTGATCGGCGGGAGCCAGGCGGTGAACGGAATCCCGGCGGCGGTCGGTGTGCCGAACTTCGCCAGGCCGACCGGCCGTTCCTTGTCGTGAAACAACAGCAACGGCATTTCCGCGGCGAACATCGCGCCGAGTGGATCGATGCTATCGCCGCGCCGGTCCAGTTCCGGCGTCGTCGCGATGCCTTCGATCCGGCGCTGGTCGCCGGTTTCGTACGCTTTGATCTGGACGTCGTACCAGGCGCGAAAATCGGTCATCGGTGCCGGCGAGTGTCGACCGCGCCGGCCGGCTGGTCAATTTTGCGGACGTAAAAGCCGGCCGAATCCCACCATTTGACATAACCCAAGCGCTTGGGTTATACTGTCTGTATGACAACGACAGCAACGAATCGGAATCGCACGACGGGACGCTATACGGTCAGCAAGTTTGAAACGCCCTGCCAGTGCGGACACACGTTAGGCGCCCACACCGCGGACCGCCGCGGAACTGACCAGCCGTGTCTGACGGACGGATGCGACTGCGAATCCTTCACCAAGGCGACAAAGGACCGCGCCGCGGTCGCACTCGGACGGCGCGGCGGCGCCAGTACGTCGGCGCGAAAGGCGGAGGCGTCGCGCGCCAATGGCGCGAAAGGCGGTCGGCCGCGGACGCGCCGGCCGCGCCGGTTGGACTTGATCCAGGAGGAATACCGCGATAGCGATGGGTACTGGATTTACCTCACTCCCGGCTGGCAAAACGGACTGGATCCCGGTACGCATGGGATTCACGAGGACACGAAACGCGCGGCGCGGGAAAATCTGGCGTTTGCAAAACCGTGCGACTGCAAGGAATGCCTCGAGCTCGTTGCCGAACGCCAGGCGAAACAGGCGGCGACTAGCGGAGGCGAATACGCCGGCCGGCGGCGTCGCGCCGCGTCATCGCCTCCCGAATCTGATCGCGGATCCAATCGTTCACGGACTGTCGCGCCCGTCGCGCTTCCGTGAACGTTTTCGCGTACAGCTTCGCCGGCAAATGCAAATGAATCGGGACGGACTCATCTAGCGGATCGATGCGCGGTCGGCCGCGGCGTGTCGGCGTCGTCATGGCGTCGGTTCCCGATACACGTAGACATGCGTCGTCGGCCGCGGCGCCGAATGGCGATCCATCATGTCGATCGCGATGACCAGCGCCACGACGCCATCGATCCGCGCCGTCGATACTTTCTTGGACGGCTTCAAGTTGCCGGCGGCGTCGGTTTCGACCGACACGTTCGACACGTTCCAGCGGAGCACCGGTTGTCCGCTGTGGCGGAGCGTCCGCCCGACGACGGCGCGTTCCAGTCCTTTGGTCGGCGCCGACATCGCGGCGAATCCCTGGCGGACCGGCACACACAGAAAGCCGTCCTGAGTTTTCAGGCGTTCGACCAGATCGGTCGCGTTCCACGGATCGAAGCCGATCGCGACCAGATCAAATTCGTCATCCCAGGCGCGGAGCGTCATCCGCACGGCTTCATAGTCGACGCTATTCCCTGGCGTCAGCGTCAGCTGACCATCGCGCGCCCAGACGTCATACGGGACACGATCGCGGCGGATGCGTTCGGCCAGATTGTCGGCCGGGAGAAAAAACTGTGTCAGGACGTCGAATCCGTCGGCGTCCGGAAACACCGCGACCGCGGCGGTCAGGTCGGTGGTCGCCGACAGGTCCAGGCCGACAAAGCCGCGGCGCGTCCGGAGCGTCGCGCGGTCGACCGGTGCATAACAGCCGTCCCAGGCCGCGATCGGAATCCACCGCGACGCCTGTTCGGTCCATTGATTCAGGTACAGCCGGCGGAACGTGTTTTCCTGTGCCGGAATCGCCGCGGCGCGTTGGCCGGCGATCCGCATTTCTTCGAGGCTCCGGAAATCACCGAGCGCCGGATTCGCTTTGCGCCAGACTTTCTCCGACTGCCAGTCCGCCTCCGCCGGCGCCGCGTAAATCACCGGGAGGAACGTCGGATCCAGATCCGGATCCTCGAGGACACGCAAGCCGTGTTCATGCAATTCCCACAGGATCGAATGGCGGTCATAGCCGGCGGTCGTCGGAATGAACATCAGCGGCGAACGCCTGGCGCCCATCGACGTCGACAGGACGTCGTACAGGTCGCGCGTCGGCGCCGCGTGCAATTCGTCGTACACGACCATACTGGCGTTAAAGCCGTGTTTGCTGTATGCCTCCGACGAAATCGCGCGATAGAACGATCCGGACGGACGATGCACAATGCGTTTTTGCGAATCAATCAAGTCGCATTGCGCCTCGAGGATCGGATCGTTGCGGACCATTTGGGCGGCGACATGAAAGCAAATTGCGGCCTGATCCTTGTCGGCCGCGGCGCTGTAGACTTCCGCGCCGAGCTCCCCGTCTCCGAACAGGCCGTACAGCGCGACCGCCGCCGCCAATTCGGTTTTGCCGTTTTTCCGCGGAATCTCCAGGAGCACCGTGCGGTATTGCCGCGTCCCGTCGCGGCGCGTTTGGAACGCCTGGCGGATGATCCGTTGTTGCCAGGGACGTAAGGCGAACGATCGGCCGGCCCAATCGCCTTTCGTATGCGTCAGATTGTTGATGAATCTGATCGCGCGTGTCGGTCCCGGATCGCCGCGGCGCGTCGTCATGCGACGCACCAATTACGATCGTCATAGAACCGATGACAGGCGCCACAGTACCGTTCGTCGATGTCCTTTGCGTTATACGAAATGCGCTGACACGTCTGACAGCGAATCCCAAGGATTAGCCGGCCGGTTTCACGGTTGACAACCAGGTCGTAACCGATTTCGTGTTTCAGGACGTCGACGGCGATCGCCTGGCGGCGCGTCATGGCGCCGCCGTTACAAGTTGCGCGCGTCGGTGACACCGGAGAGAAGTCCGTCCCACTTGCCTCCGTCCTGTGGCGAATGATCAGGTAATGCCGTGATCCTGGCGCGGCCAGCCGGTGTTAATCCTAACTCCACCCACAGCCGATGACAGTGCGCCAGCGCCTTGTCAGCGATCGCCAGGTACGGATTCGCGATCGGAATCCCTTTCGGCGTTTTGATCAACATGCCCAGAGTCCGGATGTTGTCTTGTGCCTCGAGGTACCGCGACCATTGTTGACACAGCGCGATCAGGCCGGTCCGTTCGGCTTCCGTCGCCAGTTTGCACGCGCGGAGCATCGGCGCGACGCGGCGCCATTCCGCCTCTGCCAGCGCATCGCCGGCGAGCTCTGGCGGCGGCGTGTCGAACGCGGCGCTTACCGGCGGCGGTGTCGGTTCGTGCGGATTGACGCGCCGTTTGCCGGGATTCCCGCGTAACAGGCGGATGTGTGTCGGTTGTGGCCGTCGGCCGCTGTTCGCGTTACCGGCCATCGGCGCCGCCGCGGTC